ATATAAGAAAAAGGGGCTTAGAGCTGGATTATTCTGCGAAGATTATGGCTCGCTGAACGACAGGCACATTTCCAAGATTAAAATGGAGTTCCCAAGGGCTTTAGGGCAGTATAACGAGCAGAGGCATGAATTTACCTTATGGCCATGGCTTGGAGGAGGAGTTATCGCTTTCAGAAATTTAGATGAACCGAATAAATATCTGTCTTCCGAGTTTGCGGTTATGGCGGTTGACGAGGTTAACAGAAATCCTTATTCCACTTTCAGGGTTTTGAGGACAAGGTTGAGATGGCCTGATATGAAAGAAACAAAGTTTATGGCTGCTTGCAACCCCATAGGCGAACCTTGGGTCAAGAGATTCTGGGTGGATAGGAATTTCCCGCCTGAAGAGCAGGAACAAGAGCAGTTTTTCTTTGTCCCGGCCAAGCCGACTGATAATCCCTATCTTGACGAAGGATATTCCAAAGCTCTGGAATCTCTGGATGAAAAGGAGAAGAAAGCGTTTTTAGAAGGAGACTGGTCGGCTTTTGAGGATGATATGGATGAGGAGGGTTGGATGAAGATAATCACCGACAAAGAACTTCAAAATGCTTTGGCAGACGAGATTGTCCATATCGGGACAGGAGTATTGGGAGTAGACCCAGCGGCTGGAGGCGACAGAAGTTCAATAGTTTTTAAGTCGGATACAGCCCAAGAAGTCGTATTCTCGCAGAAATTGAGCGATGTTATGGCTTTGATACCTATTATCGCCGATGCTATGGGCAAGTGTAATTCCAAACTCATAGTCATAGACAAGGGAGGACTTGGAGAAGGAATTTACAGAAGATTGAAAGAACTCGGTTTTAATGTCAAAGGGGTTTCTTTCCAGGAAATTCCCCAGAATCAGGAGAAATTTTTCAACCTGAAAGCGGAACTTTACTGGAAGGAAAGAGATTGGCTCTTGAAATCAGGAGGAAAATTGAAAAGGCATAATGGGTGGAATGATTTTTTGAATATCAAATGGAGAAGGCACTCTGATTCCAAGATAAGGATTCAAAGCAAGGACGAATTAAGAAAAAGGGGATACCGTTCTCCTGACACGGTTGATGCCGCTATCCTGACGCAAATGGTAAAAAATACGGGATTCCGCGAGATTTACAAGGGAATGGTATTTAAGGATAAAATTCGCGATATATGGCAGAACAAATAAAAGCTCATGGCTTAATTACCGAAATTACCGAAATTACCGATGAAAAAGGCTTTGTTTGGTATGGCAAATCAGTTGAGGTTTCCCCTAATGTGGAAATTCGGGACACAAGCCAGGGGAAGGAGAGAATTATTAGGGTTTTTAACATAATGAAACCGCCTGGTGATAAAAGGACAGGCGAGCAAATCAGTAGAGAAATTCAACCTTTTATAAAAGACACATTGTTCCGTTCCGGACTCACGACCGATGACAATTTCGCCCCAAGGATTTTGGAAAAAGGCGACAGGATTTCAATAATCGTGGTTTCCAAGCCTTCAAGTTTCCATCCCAATATCCACGAGGGCATGAAATCAGGGCAGGGGAATATAGACAACCTCAAAGGATTAAAGATAATTTCGCATAAAACAGACAATATAAATAAACTTTTAAATGACTCCGCAAATACTTAACGATTTTTACAGGGAAGGATTTGATTTTATAAGTTTGAGGAAAACTCGGCAGGTTTCTCAACTTAATCTTTTTAATAATTTACAGAGGGGAGACGAGAATATCGCTTCCACCACTCTTTTTTCTTTATTCAACAGGGTTCATTCAAGCCTTTATTCGGATGTCATAACCGTAAAGTTTATTCCGCCCGAAGATTCTGATTACAAAAAAACCGAAGTTCTGAACAAACTCCAACAGAACGATTATCGGGAAATGGAAAAGTGGAAATTGGATTATGATTGGCTTTGGAACGCCACTTTTTACGGAGACGGGTTTATTGAAACCATAAAATGGGACAATGAAAGGAAAATGATGATGCCCGAAGTCGTGAATAATCTGATGATGATTTACGACCCTTACTTCGCCGAACCGAATGAGTGGCGGTATTACGGGAAATGGATAACAAAATCCGCCATTGATTTGAAGAATATGGCAAAGTTGGGAATTTTAGAGAAAGGTTTTGATTTAAGCAAGCTTCCACAGGGTTTTGACCCTGACATTTGGAATTATAAGACGCTTCACGATTTGGCAAGGCTCGGAACTGGAGTTGCCGATGCGTCAAGCGTAAAATTCAACCAGGTTTATCAGATTTTCGAGATGTATTCGTATGATGAAGACGGCAGTAAGAATGTTTTTTGGCTTGATAAGAATTTTACTCAAATTTTGAAGAAGAAAAAACTGGATTTGAAGTTTGACGACCCATGGCCGATAGTGAGAAAACAGATTTTTAGAGAACCAAATTCAAGCATTTCAATTTCCGTGCCTGATTTGATTGAAGATAAGCACAGAGCCAAATCGGTTCTTTACAATTTGATGTATCTGGCTTCAAAAGACGAAGCTAATCCGATTTACGCTTATAATCCGGACATAGTGAGAGATGTTTCCCAGTTTTTCCAGAGGCAGATTGAACAGCATATTCCGATGGATGATATCGAGAGAGGCGTAAAGAGATTGAATCTCGGCCCAGCAGTTTCCAATTCTCTGCTTCAAATGGTTTCTTTGCTTAATAACGAATCAACCGACGCAGTGGGGACGGCGATTGTCCAGCCGATTATGCCGAGAGGAAAAAAATCAGCGACTGAGGCGGCTTTAATCCAACAGATTGCCGATTTAACCGCTTCTCTTCAGTCAAAGATTTTGGGAATCGGAGAAAAGGAATTTTGGTCGCATTGGTATCAGAATCATTTGAGGCATATGAAGCAAGCCGATAAAAAGGTTCTGACTTTGACCAATATTTCTTCCGTAACTTTTGAAACTATAACCATTGACGATATAAAAACGAAATATCCGCCGAAAATCGAGATACTTTCCCAAAGGGAAGCTGATTACAAGGAGTTGGTGAGAAGAAGGGATTGGATGCAGATTTATCCAGTGATTATGAAGCAGATGGGAGTAAAAGCTTTGAATAACCTTAATAAATTCGTTTTCTTCCCTATGTTTATCAAGGATAGTTCCACTGTGGACAGGATTATTCCGAAATCTATTCAGGAGATTCAGGCGGAAGAAGAAAACGGAATTTTGGAAAATGATAAATTGCCGAAAATTTCAAGATCTGACGATGACGAAACTCACATTTATACGCATAGAATGGCGAAAAAGACGATTTCCACATGGTCGCATATCATCGCTCACGAAGGTCAGCTTGCCGAAAAGAACCAACAGATGGAAATGCAAATGGCGCAGGAAAAACAAATAAAAAATAATACAGGCAATGATGTCGAAGCCGCCGTGCCTTTAGTTCAGGAAACTGGCGATGATTTGGCAAGAGCTGGGGCAATGAGTTAAATGGTCGTCAAAAATAAAAAAATATGATTAAAACAATTAGATATTTCGGCTATACAACGACTACTGGAATAGTTAATGTTAATTGGCCAGACAATTTAGAAGGGAGTCTTATGAGTGAATACGCCAAAATGGATGTTATTTGCAATGTTCTTACTCTCGCAGGAACAAATCCTGTTGTTACTTTTTATGTAAAGGAGCAGTTTCCTCTTGGAACTGGGACTGGAGTAGGGACAACTTATGTGATAACAGGACAGACTTCGGGCGCAATTTCCACGACTGGGATGTATGTTATCACTCACGATACTTCAAACGCAACGAATAATTACGCTTCTCCAAGCACTAAAGACAATCCCTTAATGGGAAAGGGCGGTAAAAAGATGATAACCGCGCATTCAACTCCAACAGGGACATTTGTTACGGCATTTTACGCGGATTTTGCGATAGTTTTCTACAATTAAAAAGGTCGAATTAAAAGATAAAAAAACAATTAAATGATTAGAAATCCTTTAAGAGCAATATATGCGACTGGAGCGACAAATACAGGAAGTCTTCAGACTACTTTTGTCATTCCTTTCGATGATTTTGACAGTATAGTGGTTAAATATGTTTGGACAACGATTATAGGCGGAGCAACGCCGAATATGAGTTTCTTTGTCCAAACATCTGATGATGGCGGAACTACATTTTACGATGTAGCCTCGTTCCCTTGCGTCCACACAGGCGCTGGGAGCACTTATTGGGCGGCAATTCCTGTAAAATATGGAGAAGGCAAGTATATAGGCACAGTATCGGACGGAACACTGGCGGCTGGTTCTGTGAATGGCATGCCTCTTCTTTCCAAAGTCGTTAGACTAAAGTGGATTTCGGGCGGGACAACTGTGACTTATTATGTCGCTACCCCAACACTTTACGCCAATAACCAATCAAGCAGATAATGAACAACGATTACATAGTCAAAAATTTCAATGAAAAAGAAGAGGAGGAAAATTCAAGAACCAAGGAAATAGTAATAAATAAATCCCTCTATAACAACGAACTTATCATAACTGCGATAGATAACCTGAAAGAAAATGAAGATTATCTTAGATTCAAAGAATTTGTCCTTGATGAAAGTATAAGAACCGTGGAAAAAAGAATAACTATGAATATGAAAGAATTAGTCAGGGATAAGG